GGTCTTTGTAGCTCGCGATCTTGAAGTAGTCGTAAAGAGCGTTGTAGACCGTCTGATAGTGAACCGATGAGTTCTTAGCTCGCGCCTTGATGGCCTTGCGGATCTCGTACTGCTCTGAAGTCGAGATCTGCGCGGACTGGGCTGTTTCGTATCGTCCCGTACGGCGAATCGCCGGAAGGACTTCTGACGTGACCCACCGCTTGAAGCGCTTGGCGGTATCAAGCTTTGATCCGAAGATCAGGGCGTAGAGGCCGGATTCATTGACGGCGTTGACCGTCTGGCGCCCGCCGTTGGTTTCAATTTCGACCTTGATCAGGTCTTCGGGGTCGACGTGGTCCTTGATGGCCTTTCGCGGATTGGTGTGACCGAGTGCGCCGCAAACGTCCAGAGCGACGAAAAGCGGGGTTTCGGGTGTGCCGAGCGTGCGCACGGCGTTGTTCTCGAACGAGAAGCTGAGGGCTTGCATGAAAGCCTCCTATGCAGGTTGTGGACCTGCCGCACGACGCCAATCGTGGCGGCAGAGCTTGCGGGTTGGCGTACCGTTGCATAGGAACCGGCCCTCGGTAGAGGCCCGCAAGCCCCACCGTAAATCAGAGGCTTGCAAGGGTGTAACCGCGAGTTACACCCTTTGCGCTCAATAAAAAAGCCGCTCGTAAGAACGATCGGCGCTGAGCGCCTATGCAGTTCGGGACGCCAATCCCGATCAGCGCCGCTTTCGCGCTGACACGGGAAGAGTACTCGATCTGGAGGCGCGTGTCAAAAAGGTAGTGTCCTCGGTAAGATAGTAAATTCACTTCACTCACCATTACCACTCACCGAGAACACATGTTCGTTGTCATATCTACTATAGCTACAGCCGTATTTACTGGAATAACTGCTTACCTTATGTATGCTCAAAAAATGCTTCGACAGACTCCAGAAATAAAATTGAGGCTTGATGACCCATCAACAACATCAAATTTCTATAAGTTGACTCTAACTTTTATCCCTGCATCTGAGGATTACGAAATTTTCAAGATTGGCGTTTCTGGTTGCGACGTTTCAGAAACCTTCACCTCAGCAGAGTTCGGCCTCCCACCAGTAGACAATGAAGCTCTTGTATGGCGTAAATTTGTATATGCGCCAAAAATTATTCCATCCGAAGAAAATGCGGTTGCTTATAAGAAGAATGGTGAGTTTGCCCCATTCCGGCCAGCGATCTGTTTCAAAATCAACCCTAGGAAGCCGTTAAAGTCTCTCACTGTACACGTCTATCCTCGGTTAGTTGACCGTCTTTTGTTTAGGCAGCGGGTTATCCGTAAACGACTTATACCCGAAAAAGTTGTTAGAAGGATTTGATTGTTCATAAACGCCTCTGCGCTTGATGGTTCAATTCATCATGACGTCCTTCAGTGAGGGGATTCCGATTCTGTCGGCAAGCCTGTCCAAGGCTTCCATATCCTCTTGGGTCGGGATGTCTTCAGGCTCCAACAACCCATTCTCGATCAGTTTCTCAGTTGCTTTTTTGAGAACATCGGGCGGGATCTGGCTAAGAATCTTGATCGGCAAAATGGACAGCTTAGACAGAAGTTCAGATTCGGATTCGCTCAGCGCGATAAGTCTTTCGTTTTTCATTGGGTTAAAACCTCTGTGATTACAACAGGGATGGCTGCCTTGATAAATTCCCAAGACAACGAAATTCCAGTGTGAAGCGATTTCGATTTCACGCGTTGCCACAACTCTTTGTTGCGCATAGCATCTAGCAGGTCGTGTCCTTGCATCGTGACAAACGCGCCGCGGAAGTCCCAAAACTCGAACTCTCCGTCGGGGTTTCTTTTCACACACGCGTTTTTGATGATCCCTGCATCTATCAAGATTTCGACGTGGCCCAAGAAGTCGGCCGGCGGATTGGTTGGGAATCGCGTCCGAAATTCTTCAGAACGGATATATCCAGCAACGTCACCGCTCTCCACGGCCTCAAGAACTTCCCTGATAACATCCCAATCCCTCTTCATTTGTTTTCCTTATTTTTATGTAGGCGCCGCCGGATCATCCTCGGCTGCGCCTCGCGTCGCCTTATATCCCGTCATGAATGACGGAGGCCTTACGGATCAGTTTGGGAAATCCTGCCAACCCGCGATTAATAAGTCGTTTTTGAGCCATTTCTACGAGCCAGTCCACGTGCTCCCCAGGAGCGAAGGCAATGTTATGAACAATGACCTCGTGCATCCGGCGAATGAAGTCAAAGTTATTAATAATGACTCCCGCCTGCGTCTCAGTAAAACAAAGGCCGCCGCGCATTTTGATTAACCCTAGGCTACAAATATCTAGGGTTTCAAGCATGTCCAGGAGCTCATCAGGTTTAACGCCTACCCGGCGTGCTAATACTCTATGCGTCACGCGAAAATCGCGTTCATCTGAGAACATATCGTCTTCTTCCATGATTTCGCCTTTGCGCCTTTCGGCGCGTCTTCTTTTGCGGAATGTGGATAGGGGAGGGCGGGTTGGAGTCGGCATCGTATGCCCGCCTGCCATGCAGATGTCCGCCCTTGTGTGATTTCGCAAAAGGTTCAGCGAAACTCGGAAATATCTGCGTCACCCGATTTCTCCAATGAAGAATCCGCCCCGCCGCTCGGGAAGTCATTACGTTCGCCTCAAGACGCGGGGCGGAAAATTTGAAGCGCTCAGTCGCCTGCTGCTTGAGCGGCCTCGGCGGCCTTCATTTCTGTGAGCCACGGATCCTCTTCAGCTGGAGGAGCCGGCGGCATTCCAGTGGCCGGTGCGCCCGCGTCCGGCTGATCAGCAGGGTCGATGGTCGGGGCTGCTTCTGGGGCCTCAGCTTTTCCCGGAAGCGGTTCCTCTGCGACAACTTCGGGGGCTGCCTCTTCGACGGGGGCCGGAGCCGTCTTCGCTTCCTTCTGCTTCAGCTTGTCCTTGAGCGCGGCTGAGCCCTTCTTTGCGGGCAGTGCCGCTGCAGCTGCCTCAGGCTCGAACCAATCGCCAGGGACGCTCATGCCGTCACGAAGTGATTTCCAGATATTTCGAAGGCTAATGACCTGCGCCGGTTGGATCGCGTCGAGGCGACGCTGAATGCGTTTCTCGAGCTGCGCCTTACTCACGCCGAAGCGCGCGAAGCCTTCGACTAGCTTCTGGATGCCTTCAGGCGTCATGTCGACGTGCGCCTTTTGCGTAACCGTGCACTGATCAAGTGCTGCTTCGACGACGTCGCCGGGGATCACGCCGAGGATGCAGGCGCGCAGGCGGCGGGCGCCCTGGTTGGCAATCAGCTCGTAGATGTCGCGGCTGTCCGTGAGGATCTTCGTCCCCTTCTTGGTGTCGCGCTTGTGCGCGACCTGAAAGACGACTTGTCGGCGCGTATTGGTCTCGACGTCCCAGGCGTACGATTCGACCGTCGATACGTTCTTGCCCTGCGAGATTTCGCGGATGCCATACTGGATGTTTCCCCATCCCTGCGCGATAGCTTCAGCCAGTCGGATTGTCGGGCCGGTGATGTCTGTGCCGCCGCGGCTGTAGCTGTAGGTCGCGGAGTTCGCGAGCGTCGGGCGGGTGCAGGCGTTGAGAATGCGGTCCATAGCCTTCACGGGGTCGCGCGGGTTCATGCGCGCGATCATGAGGGCTGCCTGAACTTCTGCAACAGCCCGGGCCTGATCAGAGGCTGCCGTCGCCTGATCGGCGACCGGCGTCGAGACTGCTCCTGAAGGAGCGGCGAAGGGGTTGGATACGAGCTGCGTGTTTGTCATGATGTTCATTCCTTGGGTGCATAGATTCGGAAGGTGCGCTGAGACGCATATGTCTTGGCGACCTGTTCCCAGACGGCAGGGAAGTCCTGCTTGAGCTTCTTGCTGTCGACCGTCGTGCGGGTGGACGGCAGGCTCCATGAAGCAATCGTTTTCCCGTTGGACTTCAGCGAAACGGCGTCCCGCATGCCGCTCATAAGCAGCGTCTTGAGGCTGTCTTCTTCAGATCGAAGGTTGTCGATCTGAGAGCGGATCGAGCAGAGGTGCTGCCAGGCTTCTAGCATCTGAGCGTCAGCGGCGACGGTCTTCTTTGCGGTGGCCGTTCGCCAGCGCCGAGAGGCGTCCTCTGAGGTGCTGACTTCCGGCGGTGTGTCGGCCTTCACGAGCGCCCAAAAGCGTTCTTCTTGATTGATCAGCATCTCCTGCAGCTCCTTGTCGGCCGGCACGGTGTAGATGCGGAAGTCTCTGCCTGCGATGAGCACGCCGATGTCGGTTTGCTCGGCGCCCATGACGGCCATGTAGTGCTGCACCTGCGTCTGGTAGTACTCGGGGATCTCGTCGCTCCCTTCTTCCCCCCAGCCGTCGGCGCGGCTCGTCGTTTTGAACTCCACAAGTCTTCCGTCGCTTGCGATGCCGTCGAGGTTCGCGTGCATGAAGGGGTGCGTCACGCTTGAGTACATGCAGTCCGGCTTCGTGACGGTCAGTCCGGTGCTGTCGGCGTAGGCCTGGCGGATCGGATCTTCAAGCAGACGTCCCCAGTAGAGTGCGGGGGTATCGTCTTGATCTTCTCCTCGGCCAGTCTTGTCTTCCCAGACTTGATAGGGCGTGCGCCAGGGCGAGAGGCCGAGGATCGACGCGACGTCGCTGCCGCCGATGCCGGTGCGGCGCTGCGCCAGCCATTCGGCACGCGTGGCCGGCAGCGGGGTTGCAATTGCAGTTGTCATTTGAAAGCTCTCATAAAAAGCGAAAGGGCCGCACGGATGCAGCCCAGAAATGAAATTCAGCAGCGGCTGTAGTGACTAGCCGGTGAAGAAATTGATTTACTCATGTGTTAACTCACATAGTCCTCAAAGAACTTTTTGACAGCTGGATAAGTGAAGAAAAATTCTTTTTTCCCATGCTCGGATATGAGGCATACCAGTGTTTCAGTACCTTCTTTCGGCATATCAACGAGAAGGCGAGCGATTTGCAACCCTCTGTCGTCATAGCACGTTATCGTGTACCTACCAAAATCCTCTAGGACGGTGTTTGTATGGCTACTCTGAATGAGTTCTCTGATTTTTCTGAAAGAACTCTTCCAGGTCTCTCTTGGTGAGTGTTCTCCTCGATCAGAACGAGGGATGCCATGCATCTCATCGCGGACCCTTTTCAGGTGCGTTACGCTGACCGATAAGATCTCGGCAATTCGGGGCAAGGGAATATCAGCGTTGATAGCATCCTTGATGATTTCGCGGAACTCTTTTGTAAATCTCCGCGAGCGTGGAGATACGATCCGTGGAGTATTAACTGCTCGCTCTTTAATCTGAGCAATGATGAAATTTGAGTTGTCGATTAGGTCTGTCATAGTTTTGTCGTCTGCTAGTTAAGACCGAAGGTTGTTGATTTTTTGGTTGGTCTTCTGGGCAAATTCTTCCAAGAAGGCTGGTGGTATCGGCGAGTTGTTGAAGAAGTCGTAGAGGTATTCGACAGCATCAAATAACGTGCAGACGGCTGTTTGCCCTTCGTTCTCTAGAATTTGCTTCGCTAATTCATCTGAATCGGCTTCAAGATCCAGCTTCGGATCTAAGCAGCTAGGATCGAAGCCGTCTGGGTAGTTCCATGTCATAGCTTTAATCTCTTGATGAAAGCAAAGATGTAGTCGATGACCGTTTTTGCGGTGTTCGTAGCAGTGCGATTTCGGGCTTTGCGTTCGTGCTCTTTACGGCGTGTCGCTTTACTTTTTTGTGATGCGTGCCGGTGAGGGTGAGTGGGAACGCTCATGCCGCCTCCTGCTCTTCAGGGTGACGCTGAAAATACTGGCGCCAGGATTCGACTTCTTTTTTGAAGTTCGGATGCTTTTCGACTTGTCTTGCTAGCCAAACTTCAAAATCATCGAGCGATGGTTCTTGTACACATGCGCTGTACCACTGGTACATAACGATGGCCTCACGCCCGTGACGGCTGACAGCTGCTTTGGTTGCCAATTCGAGGCTTTGGTTGTCATTGACGAAAGTAAGAGCAACGCTTCCGATTAAACAGTTCAGCGCGGTAGTGATGACTTTGACGTTCATTGGCTGAACTCCTAAAAAAGTACGTAACCATTAAGAACTGCCCACTGCATGAGCAGGCAGAGTGAGATACCGAGAGCGCAGATACCGGCGCCAGTCAGAACGGCGCAGATGATGATTGAGGTTTCGCTGAAACCCGTTCTTTCGTTGTGGCCGAGAAGTTTTTTCAACGTCATGGTGTTCTCGGAAAAAGAAAAGCCCCGGCAGGTGAGTGCCGAGGCCTGTTAAGAAAATTAGGTGATTACGCTGTTAGGCGTTTGGGCTGGTGTGAAGCCCAGGACTTGTAGCAGTCAAGCTCCTTCACGTCGTAGCCGTATTTGGCAAGTTCGACCTCAATGGTGGAAAGGCTTAGGTCATGAATGGCTTCCCACAGATGCGGCGCCCGAGGAGAATCCACCATGCGCAAAAAGCGCAGGTAGGTTTCCAATTCATCACGGAACAGGTATCGCCAGCAATAGACGAACGTAAGGAGGCGATCCATGAATATTTCGTTGACTTGCACAGCTTTTCGAGGAGGTTCTGCAGGAGCTCGTTGCGTCGTGGGAGCATTCGGTGGAGGCAACTGCATCGGCGGCAACGACTCAATGAAGGCGATTGCTGCATCAAAGTCGGCCTCGAGAATGTGCGTGTACTTCTCAACCTTGAAGTGATCTTTCAGGGCGCGATAGACAGTCTGATAGTTGACTGACTGCCCGCGCGCTTTTCGGCCGACGGCTTTTTGAATCGCCCAGCGGTGCTCAACCGTGATGTACTCAGGCTTCGGCGGATTGCGCAGCGCTTCTTCCATCCGATTGAATGCATCAATGTAAGCCCATTTAAAAACTTGCGCCTTTTCGCCTGTAAAACCCATCGCCAAGAAGGTGAAACCGTCTCGCGTGAGTCGATAGGCTCTGGATTGAATTGGAGCACCACCGCTAGGATTGGTGCGAGTCACGACCGTCTGGGAAAAATTTCCTAGACGGTCTTCTGGCAATTTTGAGAGGATTGCTCGGATGGCTTTTAGTACATCATTGTGAGGCTTTTCAAAGAAATTAGAAATGTCCGTTGAAAGCGTAGTCGGCTGACCATTAACGATGGAGACGACAGGTAAGTTTTGAGTCTCTAGCATAGAGAGCTCCTTCGTAATTTTTGAGAATTCGCCATTTTTGAGATGGCGGCCAAGCGCTCAAAACCGTACGAAGTCGGCGGGCATATTCCCCTTGCGGGTCTTTTATTAGCCTCACGCTCGGCCATATCCGGAGCTATCTGCAACAGGTACAGATACAAAAAAGTCCGCTTGGCTGACGGGGCGGAGGCCGCTTCGTATGGTGTTTTGAGCACCGAAGCGGAGTATGCCCCATTCTCCAAAAAAAGGCAATAAAAAAGCCCCGATCATTCGGAGCCATTAGTGGGTGGTTTCAAACCTCACGGCCACTTTCCACGGTGGGCGGGCGAGGCGTTGCGGGGGTGGAAAACCGCCTTACGGAACGGTCCCGCCGAAGCGGACCCGCAAGCCTCTCCCATAAAGGAGACTGTGCATAAGTATCTGATTCTTTCGAGATCCGCAAAAATGCGGACTCGGTAAAACCAAACAAAAAGCCGACCTCAAGGGGTCGGCGTTAGCACGCCGTAAGTTCGGGTTTCCACGCCCGGCACCGTCGCTTTCACGGTGCAAGAGAAGAGTACTCGATCTGGAGGCGCGTGTCAAAAAAAGCCCCGTCGCTTTTTTAGCGTCGAGGCCAGTAGTTGGTGGCGGGTTGCAATGTAGGCGCCCGCCGCGCCTCGAGCATCGCCATTGCTGCGAGCAATATCTTCTAAAACTGCGTCGATATTGCATCCCAAAAGCGGCAAAACGCCAGAGATCACAACGCTACAAGCTATAGCACTGAAACGAGCTACATCATCTAGAAAAACATTGTCGACAATGCGATAAGTAGTGTTGTGTACTGGAGAAGGCTTCGATTGGCCTTTTCCCTCCTTGAGTGCGATCATCTAGTTGTCGGACTCCTTTTCGACAATTGATGAACTCAACCCAAGGAGAGAAAAGATGGTTTCAGTTCTTGAAGATGCAATCAGGTCAAGACGTGTCGTTACTTTCCATTACGATGGTCTTTTTCGAATTGTCGAGCCTTTCTTGATTGGTACCACCACGGCAGGGCGTCCTGCATTGCGTGGTTTCCAAACAGGAGGCGGAAGCCAATCAGGCAGAGTGCCTGGATGGCATTTGTTCTCGCTTGACAAAATTGTTGGAATAACCATGACCCCAACGACGTTCTCAGGCGTGCGAGATGGGTACAACCCCGCTGATAAAGGAATGTCAGCCATCGGCCTTCACGTCTAGCGTTGAACCCACAGTTGCAAGAACCTGCCTTATCGGCAGGTTCGTTGTGTATCGCGCAGTCACTGTCGTGTTGAATCATTAAATAGTCCTCTTAAAAGACTCACTACTGCGCCAGGGAAGACAGACGCAGTAATTGGCCTGTTCCCTCCTTGGATGCGATCATCTAGTTGTCGGACTCCTTTCGACAATTGATGAACTCAACTCAAGGAGGGAAAAGATGATTGAACGAAAGGCTGCTTATGAAGGTGTGGAACCAGAAGCGCTCTCGTTGCAGGAGCTGATGTACATTGGGCTCGTTCAGGGCGGAGCGGTGAAGCTTGAAGAAGTCGTAGACGACCGCGAAGCTTGGACGAGGAACCTCAACAAGCTTCGTGAGGCTTGGCATGCCGCAAGAGGAACAGTGGCGTTTTGGGAGGAGGAACGCCGCAGACTTCGCGAACAGCACTAAGCTCCTCACGCAGAGAGCCTAAGGCGGCGTCCAAAGCCGCCTGAGTGTCCTGCACGTCTTTTTCGCAGATCGGTTGATTGAACGGGCGCCCCATCCTCTCGTTGTAGAGAGGGTGACTCTTTCCTGATACAAACGCGCAAGTGACTTCCAGAAGTACATCGAAAGCTTGCCGAGCTTCCGACTTGCGCTTAGGTATGCTCAGTTCAAGGTAGCGACTAGGGTTGATGTTCATATTCATCTCCTGAAAAGACCCATGGTTGCGCCCTCGTGGGAAGGCGCAACGGTTGGCCTTTTCGGCCGGCAAGGTGGTGCGGCGTACCGCATCAGACCTGTCGGTCGACACTGCATCCTTGGACCTTTGCGCTTTTGTGCGCTCACGCCTGAGGTACTTGCTCATGCGTTTGTTATGGCCTTCCGTCTGCCGCTCCAGCTATTCACTGTCGCGTGCCCCGCTATGCGGAGGATAACGGTTAAATTCGATTTGTTGCGATTAACCGTTATTTGAATATTACGGAAATCCGTATCAATAGGCAAGAGTTTGTTTTGCGGAATTCCGAAACATTGACGGAAGTCAAATCAGGAAATAAGCTATGTACGAGCTTTGGTGCAGGGATGAGGTAAGAACTCCCCCTTACCCTCAAGTACAATCGACCAGTTCGTTTTAGGAGGTCGCATGACAGATATAAAAGACCCAAGCACGGAGCTTGAGATCATTGAAACGTGCAGCCACAAAAACGGTCGCCGTTACTGGTTGGCGCGCGAATTCATGTCCAATCTTGGCTATACCTCATGGGAGTAGTCGAAGAAAGTTATCAATAGGGCAATTTCTTCGTGTGCACGCCTCGATTTAGATGTGTCCGAAACTTTCGAGCAAATCAAGACAGAGGTAGATGGGAGCTCTCTGCCGGATTACAAGCTCAGCCGATTTGCGTGTTTTCTGATCGTGACGCATGCGGATGAAAAGAAGCCGCAGGTACAGAGGGCTAAGATCGCCTTGTCTGCGTTAGCTGCAGAACTCTTACAAGCATCTATTGATGCGGAGAGTGTGCTTCGAGTGGATACTCGCGACGAACTCAGGGGCGCGGAAAGAATTTTAGGTTCAGCAGCGAAAGAGGCAGGAGTACAGTCCGGTGAGTTCGGAATTTTTAAAGATGCTGGTTTCAGGGGCATGTACAACATGTCCTTAGCAGATCTTAGAAAACGAAAGGGAATCTTTAATCCGGATGCGAAGACGCCGCCTACTCTTTACGACTTCATGGGATTGACAGAGCTTGCTGGCAATCTGTTTCGGGTTACACAAACATCGGAACGGATTCGTAGTCAAGGTGTCAGAGGGGTGAATGCCGCTAGTAAGTCCGCCCGAGAGGTAGGAGCAGAGGTTCGTAAAATGATGATTCGTAATAGTGGCGTAAAACCGGAAGATTTGCCGGCCGACGAAGATATTAAGAAAATCAAAACTCGGCTTAGAAAAGCGAGCCGAACGATGATTAAACACGATAAGACAAAGTAAAACTTCGTACGAGGCGGTTTCAATGGGATGGCCGTGAGCTTAAAACATCCCGTCTCCGGAGCGATCACGGACACGACCTATGAGTCTGAAAGTCTCTAGGTCTCCGTCCGTCAGTCTTTCCTCTGGTACGTCTGGGTTAACTGATTGAACAACGTAACCGCCACGTATCAGTGGGTGCAGGATTTTGACTCGCATCTCTCCATTCAACATGAAGGCATATGTTTTCCCGGAGAGAATTGGCTGAGGCGAGCAATCCACCAAAATAGTGTCACCGTCCCAAATGTATGGTTCCATTGACGTGCCGCGTACTTTGAAGCGTTTGCAATTGTCAGGGTTGATCTGTCGAGATTGGAACCATGAACGTCTGTAGGGCGCAGGGGTCGAACTAGTAATCTCGTCAAAGAGCACTTCTTGACCGTCGCCTGCGGCACATCGAGCTTGAAATTCGGGAATCTGAACCCAATCGTCATCATCAAAATCATCAGCATTGTCGAAAGCTACGACTGACGTCGAGTGCTTCTCTCCTGTACCACTAAGAAGCCATCGTGTAGATACGCACAAGTATTCTGCTGCTTTGGGGCCAGCCTCACCGGTGATGCCGCGCGTTTTTCCACTGAACCAGTCGGTTACGGTACTCGGACGGACGCCACAAAACTTTGCCAGGCCTGATTTCGACTTGGTTGGATCTTTTTCTTTGGCTTCATCTAGTGCTTCGGTGAGCCTTGCTGAAAGAGTGGAAGACATACTGATATCTCAATAATGTTGCGGTTTTCCGCATAGTCTAACGCCCGTTGGATCTTGCGGAAAGTTCGGAAAATCGTATAATAGCCATGTCAATTTGATTCGATTAATCGAAATTTATGACTATGGCTACTAAAAAGATCGAAATTACAAAGTCACGCAGACTCTCCCCGGGACCAACATCAGTCGTTATTGATGAGTTGGGAGGTACGTCATGCGTAGCATCGATTTGCTCCCGTACACCTCAAACCGTTTCTGAGTGGCGCCGCTATGGAATGCCGTCTGCTTGGGTTTACTTTCTTCGGGAGAAATATCGCAACCTACCAGTCATGAAATCAACCGAAGTTCGCAACTTCTGAGGCGAATTCATGGGCTCGTTTGACTTCTTTGCTGATCGAGATGCGATTTATGCGCGCAAGGATCTCAGTCCGCTAGAAAAGCATCTTGCCGTCGTCATTTTGTCTTTCAGAAATGCCGATACGGGACAGTGCAATCCGCCGATTAAGTCCGACTTCATTAAAGAAGACGGATCAAAGGTGGAGGACATTGTTGATCGTTCGGGCATGTCGGAAAGAGCTATCCAAAACAACCTGAACTCTCTTGAGAAGAAAGCTGTATTGCTTCGAACGCGTCGATGGAATGCTGCGTCGGATATTACGTTCATCGTCACCCCGCACCAGATGCACCCCGCAGGAGATGCACCCCGCACGACGTGCACCCTCACCCCGCACCAGATGCGGTCTAACAGATAAAGAACAGATAAAGAACAGAGAAGAGATTAGTAGTGCACACACATGCGAAGAACCTCCGTTTGATGACGATCTCTTTGACGAAGCAATACGAGTTGTCGAAACCGAAGCAACTTCTGAAAGTCCTCCTGAGAAAAAACAGAAGAAGCCACGAAAGGCTCGCACTTCGTTTGCGACTGTCGAGAGGCCTGACGATCTTCCCGAGCAACTTTGGCAGGACTGGCTAGAGCTCCGGAAAGCAAAGCGAGCTCCCCTCAACACCACAACCATCAACACATTCCGAGCCGAAGCTCAAAAGGCCGGCATCTCTTTTGAAGAAGCTGTTTCTTTCTCAGTCGCTAACGGATATCAAGGCTTTAAGGCTGATTGGTACAGAAAAAATGCAAGCACTTTCACAAATGGTCGGCCGCATCAAGGCTATGCGGGCTTCGGCGCAAGAAACACAGCAGAAATCGACTACACCGCAGGAATCGACTGACTCGAGATTTCAGAGCGAATGGAGCGAGTGCCCACGTCATGGCCGATATCGATCGTATTGGGTCGATGACGCAAGCGTGTTCCACTTTGCTGCATGCCCTGAGTGTTCTCGGCAGAAGTTCCTCGCGCAGCACTTTGCGCTTGAAATCCCTCCGCGATTCCAAGGCATGACAGTGACTTCCTGGCAGACCTTCAACGCCAAGATGGATGAGGTCAAGAACGCAGTTCTTGCTTGGGGTGAAGACATTGAGACAAGCATCAAACGCGGGAGGTCGCTAATTTTCGTCGGCAAGACCGGCGCAGGGAAGACGCACCTAGGCATGGCAATTGTCATGGGCGCACTCCGCAAAGGTTTTGTCGCAAAGATTGTCGATTGCGGCTTGCTCCTTTCCGAGATTTACGACTCTTACGGGAAGGATGAAGAAGGGCGCCCGAAGGGCGATACGTCGAATCTCATTCGCGCCTATATCGACCTAGACGTGCTCGTGATTGATGAGATCGGTCGAAGTCCTATCTCGGCGCATGGTACAGATCGTCTTTTCGAAATCATCGACGGTCGTTACAAGCGTTGCCGCCCGACCATCGTGATCTCGAACCTGCCTCTCGCAAGCTCCACTGGCGCGTCACTCACAAGCGTTCTCAGTGACGCAGCAGTGAGTCGCCTTCGCGACGGCGGAAAGTGTCTCGCTTTCGATTGGCAGGATTATCGAACCCGTGCGAAGGAGGTGAAATGATGTCAGCTCTCCTTCTTTGCCGACTCCAACGCTTCGAGGATGTCCGCCGCCTCTCCCACCGAGCCGATGTGCCTCTCAACCAGAAGGTTGATGAATCGCGAGATCACGGCGGGTACTTCCGCGTGCTCCTCCGAGTTGTACGGGAACAGCCCTTCGTGTGCCGCGTCGTTGCCCAACTTTCGCACCGCGTCCCAGATTGGCATCTCGTCGGTTGGCAGTTCCAAATTTTCAATTCGGTCGTAAAGGTTCTTCCCTTCGCCGCCGAGGTGATTGACCAACCGTTCAAGGGCTATACGCAGCAGTGCGCATGCAGCCCACGGCGACGCGCCCGCAATCGACTGCGCCTCCAAGAAGGGCCTCTGCACGTCTTCGGGCATGCGCTCCGCAGGTCTGATTCCCGCACTCACCGGCCAGACCAAAGAGCCGCGCAGCCAGAGGACAACGTCGCCACAAGCATCGCACCGCGTGATGGCCAACTCATCAAGGTCGTACCACTTCACGAAGTGCGCGGCACCCACTTCAGCGTCGTAATTCGACTGATTGATAAGACTCCGAATCCGCCTCGGATGATAAATCTCCTTCGCAACCAGAATCTCCGTCGTGGTGCTGTAGACCCCGCAGTGCGGGCAGGTGAATGCTTTTCTCAACTCAGGAATTCCCAATGAAAACGCCTTTCTCGAAAACCGATTGGGTGAACAACCGCAACAAGGCTCTCCTTCGTGCCGGTGAGGGCATTATCGCCGCCCGCCGAAGTCTTGATCAACTAGACGAGGCTCTACAGAACACCGCGATCGGAGTCTTCCCCGAGGTCCCCGTTGTTGTGGATGTCGTGCACCGCCTCCGCGGTGAGATCGATTCCATCCTCATCGGATTCGTCGAGTCTTCAGCTGCCCCGCGTAAGCGCGACGAGGATTTTCATAGAGGAGAAACGAAATGAAACTCAACGACATCGAGATCAGCGGCGAAATCTTTTCGGATGATGAAGCTCCCCGCCTTCGATTCCTTCATCTCTTTGCACGCAATTCTTCTGCGTCCGTCAACGTCGACTTCACCGGCGTTCGTCCACGACTGTCGCTTACGGTCGACCATCTGGCTGATCTCTTCGACCTTATCCGCTGCGCTTACTCCATGGCTCGTTTCCTCAACCAATGGGAAATAGCTGCGGGGAACTCAGTTGTTTGCGAACTCCCCGCAAATCTCGAGCAGACATCTCCGCTCGATGCAGCTGCCCCCTTTGGATGGGAGGGCGATTTCTTCAGTTCAATCGCTCGGTGTGCCCGACACAATCGCTTCCCGAACTTCAGCTGTTATCTCATCGCAGGAGATTTAGGGGCATATACACAATCCCGTGGCTCCCTTCACCCGGCCTCTTCGTCGTGTATAGCAACTCCTCAACCCGGTCTGGTCGGAGCGCATCAGGAGAAACAGCAATGTCCGGACGCGCCGTGAGCGATTCAATCTCCTCGAGTTCCGTGAAACGCACGATTTGGTCATTTCTGTCCGTCCAGATCGCAATAAGTTCGTTTTTCTGTCCATGGTCATTGTTCTGTCCTGGACAACGGAAACAGTGCTTCGAACCATTTTTCAGTGTGGCTTCATAGACCGTTTGGTCGCCGATCGCAACGTCAATTTCAATCATCTGTTTTCCCTCCGTGGGGTGCATTGATGGAAGTGAGATACCTCAATCATCCCACGGAGGTTCCTACAAAAGGAACTTCATGCCCCTTTGTTTCGATTGTCGCAACATCGCGCCGCTTGGTCCAAAGCCAAAAACCGAGTATCTCCAACTGCAAGTTGGACAGTGGGGAATGCTCGCTCGTGGGCTTGTCGAGTGCGCTCATCGAGAACCAGGACAAACCTACGCGCGCTTTCGATCTGTCGAAGCTGCAGGATCTTGTCCTTTCTTTGAACCCGAGTCTGATGCTGAAAAGCGTGAAGGACGACGCAAGCTCGCTAAGGCTCAACGCACTCGCTTCACTGTCTGGATGAGGTCCATCAAAAGGAAATGACCAAAAGAACACTCACTATTGAATTGCCATGGCCCAACCGAGCACTTTCACCTAATGGTCGTATTGATCGGTTTTCAAAGGCTCGAATTTTTAAATCCACAAAGATGCAGGCATTCATCGTTACTAAGACAGCCTTGAAGGGACAGCCTGTTCGTTTGCTTGCGGGTACGACGATGAACCTTCGTCTCTGTCCCATTCCGCCAATTCTTCGTTATCGGGATGAAGACAACTTGATTGCAAACTGCAAGTCTTACTTCGACGGTATCGCTGAAGCACTCAATGTTAATGACCATCTTTTCCATTTCCGAGAACAGGTTTGGCATCCAGACGAAGCTCCCGGAAAACTGTTGATTGAACTGGATTGGGAGGAGCCAAATGAATGACAAAGAAGAAACAAATGAACGTACTCCTCCGCCCACAGTCCCACTCGGCGTCTCAAAGTTCCTCCCGCCGCTCGCGGTGCAAAAACTCGTCAATGCAGCCTATCGAGCAAAACTGTTCAAGCCAGGATCGTTCGATCGTCGCCGCGAAATTGAGAATGCAATCTTGGTCGTCAAAGCTCAGTGGCCGAAGTTCTTCCGGAAGAACTGAAATGGTGCCTGTAGGCGTTAAAGGGGACAGCATTGGTCAGTATCACCATAGAGCGATCTATACCGATGCTGAAATTGATGAGGTGCTTGCTCTTTGGGATGCCGGCTTTACCGTCGCTTGTATTGCCATAAAGATGGAGATGCCCAAATCGACCGTTTGGGCTGTTTGTCATGGCGTTCTCAGAGGCAAGACTCCGACAAATTGGAAGAGGAAGAAAGTGTGATGGCAAACGAAAGCAATTTGATCCCAAATTCGAAACGAACGCCGAGTGAACGCCGAGAAAATGCGAAAAAGGCAGGTCGTGCATCTGGAGTTTCCCGGCGTCGACGTAAGACCTTCAAAGAGCTTCTGGAAATTGCGCTCATGAAGCAGTGTGAGGGCGAAGGCACTTACGGTGAGGCTGTCGTTGCGTCCATGCTTGAAGCTGCACTTGCCGGTGATGTCAAGGCATTTGTTGCCATTCGCGATACCGTTGGCGAAAAGCCTGTCGAGAAAGTTGCGTCAGAAATTGAAGGCGGTTTGAGGCTCTATTGGGATCGGGCCGCCGCGGCTAAAAAAGAGGACACTGAGACGTGACTGAGACTGCTGTCAAAATTCCATATTGGCCGCGTTATCCTCAGGACGAAATCCATCGGAGGTTTGATGCTCATCGCTTCTGCGTTCTGGTTGCGCATCGTCGAATGGGGAAGACGGTTCTAGCGGTCAATCACTTAATTAAACGCGCCATTGTTGATGGCAAGGAGCGAGGTTTTTACGCATACATAGCACCGTTTCGTGTGCAGGCGAAGGCTATTGCGTGGTCCTACCTCAAGCATTACACGTCGCCGATACCGTACTGCAAGATCAACGAGGGCGAGCTATCGATCATCCTGCCCAACAGAGCGACGATTCGCATCTTTGGCGCGGACAACCCCGATGCTCTGCGAGGGCTTTATTTTGATGGCGTAGTGATGGATGAAGTAGCGCAGATGAAGCCTGAAGTTTGGGGCGAGATCATCCGTCCGGCCTTAGCCGACCGCAAGGGGTGGGCAGTCTTCATTGGAACGCCGAAGGGCATCAATCTGTTCAGCCAGATGTATGACTTAGCGCTAGCACGAGAGGCTAAAGGCGAGAAAGAGTGGAAGGCTATGGTCTACGGTGTTGAACAAACGCGTGTTATTCCAGAGAAGGAGCTCGATAGCCTGCGCAAGGAAATGTCTGAGAACGAGTACCGGCAGGAGTTCCTGTGCGACTTCAATGCTGCGTCAGATGACAATTTGATCAGCATTGACACGGTTCGAGCTGCTGCAGGTAGGCATTACGCTGAGCGTGATTACTCGTCTGCGCCCGTTGTGCTCGGTGTCGACGTCGCTCGCTTTGGTTCTGATTCCACCGTGATATTTCGACGGCAGGGGCTCGTGGCTTTCCCGCCGATCGTCATTCGTGGACTTGACAACATGGAAGTCGCAGACCGTGTTGCTATTCAGATCGCCCAACATAACCCGGCACAGATTTTCATTGACGCAGGCGAAGGCACCGGCGTCATCGATCGTCTCCGGCAAATGCGTTTCAATGTTGCCGAGGTCTACTTTGGCGGTAAAGGGCCGCGTAAAGACATCTTCGAGAATCGCCGCATGGAAATGTGGTGGGAGATGAAGCAGTGGCTGGAGAAGGGCGGAGCAATTCCTCCAGACGAAATACTGCAGGCCGATCTGGCCGCACCTACATACGGTTTTACAACCCGCGGCACAAAGATCCTTGAACCCAAAGACAAGATCAAAGAACGCATTGGTCGTTCACCTGACATGGCTGACGCTCTGGCTTTGACGTTTGCGGCGCCAGTACCTCCACAAATGGATCCACGCCTTGCGAAGATGCTGAATAACCGCCGTCCTTATGATCCGGAACGAGCTTTCGACGATGAGTGGCGCAGCATGTAGCGCGTCCATAAAGCCTCATGTCGTGCCTCGACACTGCCGGCATGAGATACGAAACGATGTCATTGCTTCAAGCGAGACAACTCTGCACTGATTTAATTCAGCACAACTTTGCGGAATCCGGACTGAAAGGATTCCCGCTGGCACTAAATGATGCCGTTTATGAGGCGCTTGATGCTGTTGGTCTGAGTTTTTCGCTTGTGGCCTTCGACGGAGAGCGGCCGGTGGGGCTCTGTTCAGTCTTTATCTCAGTGCATCCCCAGACAACGGGACTGTTTGCAACGAACGACACGATCTTTTGCATGCAGGCCTATCGGTCTCGAGGTGTCGGTGGTCGTTTGATCGTTCTTGCTGAGAGAGAGGCTAAGCAGCGTGGTTGCATTGCTTTTCAATGGCAAAGCGCCGTTGGTTCGTCGCTCGCAACGGCACTTGCCAAGCGGCACTCCGATTCGTATCCCGTCCCGCTCATCACTTTCATCAGGAGGCTCTAATGGGTAGCTCAGTTTGGGGCGCGATTACCGGCGGTTTGTTCGGTTTGTACGATTCGTATCAGGAAAAGCGCGCGAACGACCGTGCTGAAAATTTAGCCAAAGATCAGCTCGAGGCCGAAAAGAGGGCTCAGCAGAATGAAGATCAGGCGCGCAACAAGGCCAATCAGAAGCAGGCTGATCTTGCTGCGCTTCTTGAAGGTAATACAACAGGCGGTCTTGGCAATACATCGCTTTCGGGCGCTCAAGGTGCTCCGGTCGATCCGAATCGGCTTGGCAAGGGCAACACGCTTCTGGGTGCCTAAACATGGCTCGCGTCGAACCGCGTAAAGTTTTCGAGCGCTTTAGTCAGCTCAAGGAAGAGAGGGCTACTTGGGAGCCGTTGTGGCGAGATATCCGTGATTTCATCTTGCCGCAGGCAGGGGTTTTTGAGGGGGAGAAGCCCTATGAGGGCTGGCGACGTCATCGCAAGATCGTAGACCCAACGCCAATCCAGTACGCCGACATGCTTTCGTCCGGGCTCTATTCTGGCGTTTCTTCACCCGCAAGGCCTTGGTTGAAACTCACTACCAAAGATCCGAAGCTGGATGAAGAACCCGATGTTCGGCAATGGCTTGACGACGTTCAGAAGCAGATGCTTCTGTTATTTGCAAAGTCAGAGGTTTATTCAGCTCTGCATAAATCCTACATTGAGTTGCCGGTTTTCGGCACTGCATGCACGATTTGTCGACGGCATCCGACAGATACCATTGCCCTGCAGAACTTGACGATTGGTGAGTATTGGTTGGCCGATGACGCCTACGGGCGCATTGATACCATGTATCGGCGATTGAGCATGACGGCCAAACAGCTCGTCGATCAGTGGGGTATTGATGCCGTAAGTGCTGATGTGAGTTCGTTCTATCGGACCGATCCGTTCCATCGTGTTGATGTGATTCATGCCATCGAACCTCGGTTCGATCGCGACGATCACAAGCGAGACGGTCTCAATAAACCGTGGCGCTCTATTTACTTTGAAGAAGGTGCTGACAAGAAGATTCTGTCTGAGGCGGGATTCGATGAATTCCCCGCGCTTTGTCCGCGCTGGATGACATATGCCAACTCTGTTTATGGTCATGGTCCCGGTTCGCTAGCACTGTCGTTCTCGAAGTCGCTGCAACGACTCGCGACTCGAGAGGCAACACTCGTCGATAAGAGCACAAATCCGGCAATGGTCTATCCCATGACTTACACCGGTCAGCTTGATCAACTTCTTCAGCCCGGCGGTTTGATCCCCGTCGGTCCGAACGATGCGCAGTTGGTTCGTCCCGCATGGGATCTGCGAGGTCTTTCTGTGGATTCCCTTGAGGCACTCATTGCTCGTCGTCAGCAGCAGCTTCAGAGCATTTTTTACGTCAACATCTTTCAAATGATCGCTGCATCGGCCGGAGACCAGAGAACAGCGACCGAAGTTGCTGCACTACAGCAAGAAAAGTCCATGATGCTTGGTCCTGTACTCGAGCGACTGCACTCTGAAATGCTAGATCCGTTGGTCGCTACGGCTTTCGGTTTCATGATCGAAGACGATTTGTTGCCGCCGCCGCCCGAAATGCTTCAAGGGCAGCAGCTCTCTGTCGAGTACATCTCCGTGCTTGCTGAGGCACAGCGTACTGCAGACGCTCAAGGTATCACTAAAACAATTCAAGAAATAGGTTTGATTGCTCAGATGAAACCGGATGTCTTGGACAAGCTCGATGCTGACATTGCTGTTGACAAAATCTCGTCAATGAACGGTGTTCCTCCATCCATGATCGTTGCAGGTAAGAACCTCGCACTCATTCGGCAGCAGAGAACACAGGTGCAACAACAAGCCGCAATGCAGCAGCAGGCCATGAATCAGGCAGATGTTCTTAAAAACCTGGGGCAAGCTGTCAATTCTGCCGGTCTGCAGCAAGCCGCTGTACAAGGGTTGTTGTGATGAGCGTCCATAAAGCCTCTACTCTCGAAGGCACCATGAATCTCGAACACGATGACGACTTCGATCCACTTGATCCTGAGATCGAAGAGGAGCGTGCGAAACGGCGCAAGGATGCCGAAAAGCAACTTCTTCAGGATCTCAAGGTTGTGATGGGAACAAAGAGCGGACGCAGAGCAATTTTCTGGATCTTCGAACTTTGTTCGATGTCGAAGAGCGTTACTTCGCTTCAGCCGTTGGCTATGGCGATTGCTTCTGGTCAGCGCGACATCGGTCTTGCTGTTCGGGCTCGAGTCGAAACCGCTTGTCCAGAGTTACTTGAATTAATGGAAAAGGAACATCGAAATGGATGAACCCGCTGCAGCTCCAGCCGCATCGACATCGGAGGAAACGCCGACGGCGGCTGCTCCCGCAGGCTCGGGCACACCCCATTCGCCGCCCGCGGGGACGGCTGAACTAGCTCCCGACGCCGCCGCTGATTCAGATAGCGGTATGGGTATTCCAAATGGGGATGGTGCAGACGAGCACAAAGATGATGTTGGTGTTGATGTGCTGGGTTCGCCGGAAGGCGGTTACAGCACTGAGAACCTCAATCTGCCGGAAGGTTTTAAGTTGGACGAGGGTGCGGCTCATGGACTGAGCGAAGTTTGCAAAGAGCTCAATCTTTCGCAAAAAACGTTTTCAACGATTGTGGAGCGCATGTCTCCGCTCCTTGAACAACGTCAGGCAGAACAACGCGACGCTCTCGGTGCTCAATTTCTCGCGGCAGCTAAGGCTGATCCTGACATCGGGCAGGGCAACTGGAAGCAGACGCTCGCTGATGCAAATCGCGCGTTCGGAATGCTCGATAAAGAGACTCAAAAGGTCTTCACGTTCCTTCATCTCAACAAACATCCGGGAGTGATTAGAGCTTTTCGCGACATCGGCCGAGCTCTCGGCAACGACGTCGTTGTGAAGGGGAAGTCATCGGCAGCACCGACCGATCCGGCTAGGGCGTTTTTTTACAACTCAAATATGAACTAAGGAGGCTACATGCCAGTTGCTCAGTATCCGACCCTCGTTGATCTGGCTTCCCGCCTTGATCAGGAAGGTCACATTATTCCGATTGCGGAAGTGCTTTCTAAGCGCGATCCAATTTTGAAGCTGTTGCGTTGGAAAGAATGCAACAAAACCGACGGTTATCTGCACGGAATCCGGACGGGTATTCCTGAGCCGACGTTCCGCAAGCTCTATCAGGGCGTCCAACCGCAGAAGTCCACGACTGCACAGGTTACGGATACTTGCGGCAACATCGAAATGTATGCCGAGGTCGACAAGGATCTAGCCGACGTCAACGGCAACACTGCTCAATGGCGTTTGTCTGAACAGACGCCATTCTTTCAGGGCATGGGTAATACGATGGCGGAAACCATTTTCTATGGCGATACGGACATCAATCCGGATCGTTTTATGGGTATTTCTGCACGTTACAACCAGTTGCCTGGGGCGAAACGTGCTCTGGCAGCACAGCACGTAATCGATGCTGGCGGTACGGGTGACGATCTCACATCGATCTTCATCATCTCGCTTGATCAGTTCTTTGGCATCTATCCGAAGGGATCAAAGATTGGCCTGCAGCATACAGACAAGGGGCAAGAAACCAAGACTCTCCCCGATGGCTCCATGTATGAGGTTTACCGTGACCACTATAAGTGGCAGGCTGGCACGGCCTTAGAAGATTGGCGAGGGGTTGTGCGCGTCGCGAATATCAAGATTTCCGACCTTGTCGGCGGCACCGGCACGTTCACTTCGGACGTTCTGGTTAAAACCCTCATTCGTGCAAAGAACAAGATTCCAGCCGACCTGTCGACTAACGTACACATGTTTTGCTGCGAAGAGGTCAAGACGGCACTCGAAATTGCCGCCTTGGAGAAGAGCTCCAACGCTGTCAAGATCGTTGAAGCTGCAGATCAGTTCCGCTCGCTCTTCTTCAACATTCCGATCGAAGTTTCCGATTCGATCAGCACAACCGAAGCGCAGATCAAGTAAGGAGGTGCCTCATGCGTCTTGATACTCAATCTCTCTTCTCGGATACTCAGAAACTTTCAGGAGCTTCTGCAACCGGAACCAACGTTCTCGATATCGGTAAGGCTGGTGTTGCAGAACACGAGCTTTTCGTTGTTGCTCGTTTTGATACAGATACGCATGGTTGCGTCAAGGTCACCATTCAGGGATCTGTTGATGGTACGACATTCGTTGATGTTGCTTCGGCGGCGGTCACTGATACCACGGCCGGAGCCGGTGTGAACATCCGTCTTCCTCAAGCATGTCCGCGTTACCTTAAAGCTGTCTATAACGCGGCGACGTCCGGCACACTCAAAGGCAATGTTACTTGCGGCATCACACTGCAGGCTCCGTCGCCACGCGGTGCTCGTATTAGCGACTTCGCAGCGAATGTCTGAAAGGAGGTGATCCTTTTATCTCGGGGGCTACGGCCCCCGTTTTTGTTGGTTTTACGAGGATCCTATGGCTACTGAAGTCGATATCTGCAATGTTGCTCTTGCTCGATTAGGTGATGAGGCGACTCTTACTTCGATTGATCCTCCAGAAGGGTCAGCGCAGGCCGACCACTGTGCGCGTTTCTATCCGATCTGCAAGGACAAAATCCTGCGTGAATATCCATGGAGCTTCGCCGTCAAGCGCAAGACTCCAGCAGAACTTTTAACGGAGCCTCTTGGAGGAGATGAACATGCCTTCATGCTCCCAACAGACTGTTTGAACCTCTTGAGTGTGCATATTCCAGGCGAATCTCGATCACGATGCGGCCTGACGGAATACACCGTTGAGAATTTCCAAAATGCTCGTGCGATTATTTGCAGCGAACCGTCAATTTGGCTTCGTTATGTGTCAGACGAAGTCCCTTCGCAGGCATTCCCTACAGATTTCTGCGATGCCCTTTCTTGGCTGCTTGCCTCTTATCTCGCTGGCCCTATGATCGCAGGTTCTTCAGGAGCCACTATGGCAGCGAATTACATGAAGCTCTATGAAGAGGCTTTAGGCAAAGCTATGCAAGCTGATGCACGCAACAACAATCGCCGTTCACATGCGCGAACGGTCTTCATGCCTGACACCTGTCTCTTATACACATCTCCGAGCCCACGAGACTAGGCATGATCTCGTATGCCGTCTTCTGC